TAGGGTGTCTTCGCTGCGCTGATGGTCTTGCATGACCTCGCGCAGGGTGCGGCGGCCTCTCATCGCTTCGCCCCTTGCGCGCACCGCGCCGCATACGCCCAGACTGACGGCGCCTGCTCATACGCCTGCCGAGCGGTCACACCTACCTCCGCTTCGCGCGTCGCCCGATACCAGACGTTGTTTTTGTTGATCGCATCCGCGACCACTAGGCCGGCTTGCTTCAGATGCAGCAGGTATCTGTTGGCGGCGTTCTTCTGCACGCCCAAGTGGGCGGCCAGGGTTGCCGTCGTCACCGGCTGGTGGTTCATGACGATGTGTAGTGCGTCGCGTTGTCGGGGGGTCACGCTGTCCTCCTGTCGGGGCCGCAAGTGTCAGCCCGCCGACTGCCGGCAGTCAACCGGCGCAGAATGACCCCGCAATTCTGTCAACAATAGGCGCAGAGCGGCACAAAGTGGCATGATGCGTCGGCGCCGATGCGAGCGCGACACAGGAGTCCAGACAATGTACACGACAACCTGCGGCCCGGGCGATGAAGCCACGTGGCCCGCATACCCTCCCGGCTACAACGGAGACCACCCGAACGAGGTGGAAGCCCGCGACCATCTGCTAGCCTGCCCAGCAGACTGGCAACTGTGGTTCAGCGTTGTTTCGCAAGCCCGCGAGGGCGCCGCGTTCGACGTCGCGAACGTCCGCGAGGAAGACATGGCCTCGGCTCACGCAGACGTTCTGCTGGCATGCCTGTTCGCCGGCACACGGGCGCAGGCTGATGCGGCTCGGTTTGAGCTGCAGAACCGATTCCTGCGAGATAACGAGCACCGGGTGCAGCAGATCGCAGACGCGATGTTCGCCTGCAGCGAGCCTGAGTTCTATGACGATTTCTGAGGAGCGGACATGTTCACCAACATGAGTTTTCACGGCATCGTCGGCGTAGTTGCCACGAAGCGCACCAGTGCCAACGGCCACACCTGGCGGCACATCATCCTGACCGATTCCGAGGGGAACGAGGTCAAGATTTCGCTGTTCCCTGCGGCAGAGGGCAAGCCCGAGCAGATCAGCATCATTGACGAGGAGCGGCCGGAATGATCCTTGAAACCGCAGACCAGCGCACTGCCGACTGGTACGCCGCCCGCATCGGCAAAGCCACGGCCAGCCGATTCCGCGACGCCACGGCGTATCTCAGGTCCGGTGACCCAGCGCAGGCCCAGCGCGACTACGTCACAGAACTGGTCGTCGAGCGCCTGACGCAGCAGCCGGCGCAGCGTTACGCTACCGCCGCCATGACCTGGGGCACCGAGCAGGAACCCGCAGCGCGTGCGGCCTACGAGCGCGTCACCGGCACCAGCGTCGAGGAGACGGGCTTCGTCGCGCACGACACGCTGCTGGCGGGCTGCAGCCCGGATGGCTTGGTGGACTGGGACGGGCTCATCGAGATCAAGTGCCCGTTCAACAGCGCCGTGCATATCGAAACGCTTCTGAACGGCATGCCGTCAGAGCACGCCGCGCAGGTGCAGGGCCAGATGTGGATCACTGGCCGCCAATGGTGTGATTTTGTCTCCTACGATCCCCGGATGCCTGAGCCGCTGCAACTGCACATTCAGCGGATCAACCGTGACCCTGGCTTCATTGCTGACCTGGAAGCCCGGATCACGATTTTCCTGCAGCAGGTCAGCACCCAAGTCGAGGCGCTGCGGCGTCTCGCGGAGAGCAAGAAATGAGCACTGAGAAGCCCAAGCGGCCCTACGTCCGCACCGTCAAGGTCTACGTCGTGAGCCACCCCGACCACATGGACCGCCTGATCCGCGCCATCTCCGGTCCAGAGGCGATCCGCTACGCATCGTCGGGCTACGAGGCCAAGCTCGCCACGCAGGACGACATCATCGCCCTGATGGGCGGCGGCACGCCCGTCGAGACGACTGTGGCAGCGTCCCGCGTCCCCGGCGTGGACGACGACGGCATGCCTGCCGGCCTGACTGACTGAATCCACGGGGCGGGAAACCGCCCCATTTTGGAGAACAATCGTGCCAGATACATACGAACCGACGTTCATGGCTGAAGCCTATGACTTGCTGGTCAAGAGCCTGAAAGACCAACTAAGAGAGGCATGGAAAGCAGTAGACGAAGAAGCCTACAAGCAGGTCACAACATGGGATGTAATTTTCCCTTTTGTTCTGGAGCACTGCGGGCGCGACAAGTTGCTTGAGCTTGGCAGGCTGATTGGTGAAGCGGTTGAAAAGGAGCACGGGGTAGACGAGGGCATTGAAGAAGTTGTCGCAGGCTATACCAACTAACCCAACCACAGGAGTACACCAATGACCGCACTCGTACCCGTAGACCAGATCGAACGCATGGCCGTCAGCGTGGCCCGCTCGGGCCTGTTTGGCGTCAAAACCTCAGACCAGGCGATGGCCCTGATGCTGATCGCCCAAGCTGAGGGCCTGCACCCGGCCATCGCCGCGCGTGACTACCACGTTATTAATGGCCGCCCCGCCCTGCGCGCCGACGCCATGCTGGCCCGTTTCCAGGCCGCAGGCGGCAAGGTGGAATGGGGCGAGTACACCGACACGCGCGTGGTCGGCAAGTTCTCGCACCCGTCAGGCGGCAGCGTGGAAATTGCGTGGACGACGAAGATGGCGCAGGACGCCGGCCTGACGCGCAACCCGACATGGAAGTCCTACCCCCGCCAGATGCTGCGCTCGCGCTGCATCTCTGAGGGCATCCGCACCGTGTTTCCCGGCGTCGTCGTCGGCACCTACACGCCCGAGGAGGTCGAAGACATGGCTCCCGCGCCTCGCCAAGCCCCGCCCCCGCCCGCCCCCGAGCCCGTGGAAATCGTCATTGACGCCGACAAACTGCTGGAGCAGATCGAACTCGCTAGCACGCTGGAGGGCCTCGAGATGCTCCGCGCGGACATCCGCCGCATGCCGAAGGGCGACGACCGCAATCGCGTGATCGCCGCAGCCACGCGGCGCGTTGACCAGATCCGCGCCGAGCAGGAGCCCCCTGCCGGCGACCCGCAAATTGTCCAAGCCGAGGAGGGCACCGTATGAACGCACCCGTCATGACCCAAGCCGAGGCGGCGCTGCACTACCGCCTGCAGGCCGCGCAAGACATGTTTGCCGTCGCTGACGACCGCGCCCGCACCGCCCGCGAGCACATCGACCGCCTGCTGGTGGCGATCTATGAACTGTCGTTCCCGCTGCTGAGTCACCCGGAGCACGGCAAGGCCGCCGGCAAGGCGCACGACATCGCCGCCGAGATCGAAGACTGGTGGTTCGCCGAGGAGAACACCGATGACGACGAATGACACCCTGCTGACCGAGCAGGAACTGGCCGATCGATGGCGCGTGGCCAAGCGCACCGTGCGCCATTGGCGCGCCAATCAGCGCGGGCCGGCGTTCATCCGGCTCGGCCGCACCCAGCAGGGGCGCGTGATGTACCGGCTCGCCGATGTGCTGGCCTATGAGGCTCGGCAGAGGAAGGAGGAGGCGGAATGACCACCATCACCATCGACCGCGCAGTGCTGGAGCAGGCGCTGGAGGCGCTGGAGGCTTTAGATGCCCCGCCATCTGGCGTGGTTGACCACTACGAACTTGACCGTCGGAAACAAGCCCTTCGCGCCGCGCTGGCGCAGCAGGAGCAGGAGCCGGTGGCGTTCTACGTTTACGAATGGGTGAACCCAAGCGATGGCTACGTGTTCCGCTCGTTCCGCCCCGAGGAACACCACATGGGCCGTAACCCGGATCGGGTAATTCCCGTACCACCCCGCCGCGAGTGGAAATCGCTGAGTGACGCAGAGGTACAAGCGATACACCAATCCCTATGCAATACGGTGGGCAGCGACTACCGCACAATTGCCCGCGCCATCGAGGCCGCGCTGAAGGAGAAGAACGCATGACTCCGACCAACAAGCTGCGCTTCGTTGTGCGCGAAGAAATTGACCACGGGAACTCATCTGACGAATGGATTGCCACACGCCCTGTTCGCATCCTTCAGCAGTGGTGGGAGAGC